CAGTCCTTGACGTTGGCACCAAATGTTGGCGGCCGACCATTTGGCGTGATTCACTGCAACCACAGCTCGTTCTTGTGGCTTTTGCTTTTCTGTGATCATGCTTTGTCCAGCAGGTTTGATTTCAATCACTTCGGCCTTAACCGAATTATTTTTGTCTCGATACACAACCAAAAAGTCAGGCACATAAATGGTTTGTTTGCCTGTGAGTGGGTGTCTATACGGAACATTTATGCTTTCACTGGCCCATTGCAGCACATGTTCGTTGGTGTCGCAGAACCGCATGAATGCCTGTTCCCAGCCAGATCTGTATCTGGGTTGTCCTTTGCCAACATACTTTTGGGGATTTTGAATTGTGTAAGAACCCTGAGCCCACTTGGCCATCACTGTCTCACGTTTCTAGCAGTCCAAAAATTAGGAGCAGCAGGTTGCAAAACACCCAACAGCGTGGCTCTGCTTCTCACACTGTTGAGATAATAACACAAGCTAATAGTAAGTTGCGGGCCACTGGTGCCTTGTAGCTGCTGCACAATAGTCAATGCACTGTCGCCGCTTTCTTGTGCCACTCTAAAAATAGACACTGTAAAGGCGTCGGCTTGTTCAACAGTGTCAAACACACTTTTGAAATAACTGTTCACAAGATCATATTCAGCAGCAGGAACATCTTCAGAATAGTTATAGAATTCGTCGTAGATTCTTACTGTTTGATCAATTTTGTCATTGATTGTGTTGATAGTAGACACAATTTACCTCACAGTGCCACGAGCTGCAATTTGATTGGCCAAATCTCTTGGTGTGGTAGCAGGGGCAGGTCCAGGCACAGTGGATTGAGGAGGTGTTGGGAAGAAAATCCCGTCCAATATTCCTCGTTGGCCTGTGCCAGGAATTCCACGAGTTCCAGGAGTTCCAATCACAGCACGCTGAACAGCAGGCAACGCACCCCTGGCAATGGCCGAAGCACTTTGTCTAACTTCACGATTGGCAATGCTGGCAAGATTTTTGTCTTTGTAGGTGTTGTAAGCAGCCAGTGCTTTTTGTGCTGCGCCAACATATCCAGCCACACCGCCCGATGCCAAGTCTTCAGCAATACCAATACCGGTGTCAACAAGTCCGCCTTGACCCAGCACAGTTGCATTGGTTCCGGGCCTTGTGATTCCACTGCGAATGGTATCGTAGTAGCTGGGATCAGCAAATCCCACTGCGTTGGTATCTGGTCTCACATCTCCAATAGCACCAGTTCCATACTTTACAGTTTCGTAACGTATGGTCATTCTGTTAGCCATGGTGCCATTGCTTTGAGCATAGTCATAGGTATCGTGTTGCCATTCAGTGATCAATGGATTGATCAAAATGTAACTGGCCCACTTGTGCTGATTGAATCCATAGATTCTGATATCTCTAAAAAACGGTGGCTTGCCTGTTCTACTGATAGAAAATGTGTCGCCGCCATCCTTGTAACTTTCTCCAATATAGCCCCAGTCGTTGACAGTTCTATCGTTGTTGTATATGTCTCTGTCGTTGTAGCTAAAAGCATTGGGGCTACCAATTAGTGGGCCTAGGCTGCCGTTGTTGTTGTTCAAGTTATCATACTTTTGACTGGGATCTTTGTAGTAGTATGAATAATAGCTATACCAAAAGTCTCGAATCAGGTCGCCGCCGTCGTCATGAAATTCAAATTGAACTGGTTGATAATCAATTTTTGTTTGAACCAATCTCTTGCGATTGTATTGGTTCATGGTTTCCACTGAAATATTATAGTTAGGCAGCTGAACATTTTTTACCATGAGGCCAATGGTGGCAATTTCTTCGTTGTCACCAAATGCAGATCTCAGCGCAGGCACAAAAGCAGTGTTGATGGTAAAATATACATGAAAGAGATATTTGTGCCGTGGCGCAAATTGATATCCATTAGACAAAAAGGTTTTAGCGGCGTGTGTGTAATCTTTTACACCTTCGATGCCGGTAAAACCTTTTAAAATATAATCTTGTCCAAATGCCATGGATAAGACCTATTAGACCACAGTGGTTGGTCCAGTTGCTACTGATCCACGAGGTCTTGTGCCAATATCAGCACCAACACCGTCAGCTTGTCCGCTGGCTGCATTGATCTGCATTGCATTGTCGTATCTAATGGTCATGGCCACTGTTACCGGTTCACTGGTTCCGTAGTTCATGTCGCCGTAGTTGACTTCGCTCAAGTAGCAACCATACATTTCCCACTGTTCCAACACCACTGGCTCGACTGTTCCATTGCCACCGTCGAGAACCTGCAGAGTGGTTGTGAACTTGTAATCGATACCAGCCGCTGCTGATGCTTGTTCGGCAAAGTCCAATTGCTTCTGCAGTTGTTCGCCAACCAGTCTGGTGATCTGTCCACTGGCGTCATCTCGAACGTTGCAAGTAACATCACCCCAGCTGTGCTTGCCAGCCAGTTTGATAGTGGAGTTGTAGATTGGAATGTCAATGGGCTCAAACGTTACTGTGGGACGAGTAAAGTCCATGACCTGTTTGGTTAGTTCTGTGGTAGGCGAAGCACTGTTTGTAACGCCAAATCCTTCAAATGTTACTCTGAATCTATACTTCAGTTTTGGCATCAACAAGCCCTGAGTTGTCTGACTCTGGTCGCTTGCCAAAGGCACTGTCATTTTTGTTAATGATGCTACTGCCATGTTATATCTCCTGTATGTGTTTATTTATACTGTTTTGGTCAAGAAAAAAATAGGGTCTGCGAGGACCCTATTTTTCAAACTGTTTACCAATACTTTATGCACTGGTAGCTACGGTGCTGATGCCGCTGGCAATTTCACCGGTGTTCTTCAAGCGCAGAGGAATGTAGATGAATTCAACTGCTTTCACTGGCTCGATTGCAATATCAACCCACAACTCATTGCGGTCAATACGTGCAGGTGTGTTGTTGGTCAAGTCGCAAATCACAAGATAATCGTAGATACCGCGCTTGTTGAGCAGGTCAATCATCAGTGAGTTAATGGCACTGCTGATTTGATTTCGAGTGATCTGATCGTTGGGTTCAAACAAGAACGACTTGCCAATGTCTTGCAATCTGTTGCGAATATAAGCAACCAATCGAGCTACGTTGATTCGATCCAGCACAGATGCAATAGAGGTCACAGTTTTGTTGCCAAAGTTTGTGATACCCACACCAGGAACAAATGTAATTGGATTGATGTCAAGTTCATATAGAACGTCTCTCAAGCCTTGGTTAACTCCCAGTGTTATAAATTCACCTGTGGTAGCGTTCACATAACCAATGCGCAACGCATTGTCAACGACACCGCGACGTGTTCCAGCTGGTGCTAGCCATGGAAAAGACACTTCGTCTGAGCGTAACACTGTTCTCAACATCATGTGGCTAGGCGGTTGAACAACCAAACTACCGCTGAGATCTGTGGTTTGGCAGCTGGGATAGAACACACCAAGATAAGGATCAGCTGTTACTAATCCATCGCCTGTGCTAAAGCCGACTCCAGAATTGTTAGTGGCCCAGGCCTGTACCGCTGTGGCATCAGGAGCCAATCTCAACGGAGTATCGCCAATAACAAAAGCAGTGTTGTTGCGATCGTTATTGAGTTCCACCATGTTGGGGATCAACTCAGGATACTGAGGGCAAGTAATAAGGTTGAATTGACGTTGCTCTTCTCGGATTTGAGTAGATGCATCAATTCCTGCCTTGAGTGCTTGAACAATCAATGCTCGCTGTGCCTGACGTCCCATGTATGGACTACCGTTGTTTTTGTTTCCACTGGCATTTACCCAGGCATTAGTAACAGTGGGCAGTGTGTCATCGGGGAAGCTTTGAGCGTTGAAGTAATCAACTTGAAAGCTCTTGACGTTGAAGCCGCTGCGACGTGTGTTGAACAACAACATGCCCTGTGGATACAATGCTGGATTTGGAGCATCTAGGTCCAAGTAATCACTGACCAGCAAGCTTGTGATGCTAGGAATAGGATCAACAATGGGATCAGTTGTGCCGTTGGGAGCCCAACGTGCATCAGCAAACACAATACCATCTTCTGTGGTTTGATCAGTGTTTACAAGCTGTATCCATTGATCCGCACCATCTACGTTTTGCCAACGACTGATCACCGGGTAGTTTTCAAGGTCAGCAGTATCGATCCATAGATCTCCGTAGACCAGAGGACTCTGAGCTGTGTCATTTTGTGTCACAGGTGCAGTGGCCGAGAAGATCGGACCGCTGGCATTGGTGTCAGTTAGATTGAAACCACGAACATCGTTGTCTACCATTTGATAGCCCATCCAGGCGCCGTTGTTTTGAATCAAAATATCTGCCTGGGTGTTAGAACTATAAAACCACAAACGACCATCAGCTGGATCTTGACTTGGACCAGTTGAACTGGCTGTATATGTAAAGAACGGACTGCTAGTGAAATTTGACAGAATCAAACTGTTATTTGGTCCAGGATTAACACCCTGTATAGTTGTATTGAAACCAGCTGTGGTGAGTGGGATACCAGAGATATTGCCCATTACAATATCACCACCTGTGCTGTGTGTAAACACAATAGCACCGTCACTGTTTACCGATGCACTGACATAAGGCACCGCAGCAGCTGATACAGCAGAAATAAAATCTGCTACAGTGGTTCCAGTTAAAGTAACAGTAACCGAAGCAGTTAAATCAGACGTGCCTGGCTGTGTGGCGAGAATATAGAAACTATTGCCGTTTACAAAAGGACCAGGACTAGTGTCATCTCCTGTGATCACTGTGGTTCCGGTGGCATAGTATTCAAAAATTTCCAGGCCAGCAGTATCAGGTGTTGTGAAGCCTGGATTTAATCTTGCCCAGGTGGTGCCAATAGGAATATTTTTGCCGCCGCCGCTGGGATCCAGTGCATACACTGCACTGTTGCCATCAGCGTAAATTGGCACAGCTTGCTGAATAAATGTTCCCAACACACTGGAGTATTTCTTTAACACAAGATTGGCACCCAGGTTCACGTTGTTGGTCTTTTGCCATACAGACCCTGTTGGTTCAGGTTGTGTGTCTGTTGATCTCCAACGGGGCTGGTTGAAACTTGCACCAGCAAAAAACGCAGGTGCATAGTATGTTTTGGCAGTGATTCCAACTGCGGTAAGGGGAGTTCCTGTGCCGTTTTCAATTATAACTGCGCCTTCGCCTGCAGTAGATCCGTCTGCGGTTGCAGTGGAATCAGCATAGATCACCAATTTACCGCTGGCAACACCAGAATAGACACCTGTAATAGCGGCAGTGTTGATGTTGTCTGACAGAATTTTTACGTTGGCAGTCGCGCCGTTGCCAACGTTAACAGTTTGTCCGTTGATAATAACTGTGTCACCATTGTTAAGAGTTGGACTTGTAGCTGTGCCCTGAATGGTTGCCCAAGCTGTTTTCCATTCATCGCTGCCTACCAGCACCCATTCATTGTATAAATCAACAAGATCAGTTGATGATGAATAGTTTACAGTTGCGCTGTATGAACTGGTGCTGGGACCATTGCGTTTGTAATAAATTGGATTGAGAACAGTCACATCGGTATTCACTACAACAGCATAGTCGCCGATTGAACCAACGGTTTGCAGTGGAACAGTGCCGCCAAGATTAAGATCGGTGCTGCTAGTAATAACTATAGGCACTTGATTTGTAAATGCAGCAGTGGTCTGATTCCATTGAAAAATTCCCCAGGTTGTGTTGGCAGTGTCTAGCCAATAGTCGCCGTCGTTGGGGCTGCCAGTGGGACGAACCAAGCTGGCAGTGAGTTCAGTGAGGTCAATGTCAGCTCGTTGCACATAGCAGCGATTAGAAACTCCCAGGGCCGAATAAGCAGCAAGTAATCCGTATTCGTTGAGTTCGTAACCATTGATTGGTGTGCCAGCTGTGGTCTTGTAAAAGAAAGGAACGCCAAAAGTGGCTGATAGATCTCGCTGACTGGTAATCAAATAAGGAACGTTTGAATTTGCCTGTAGTGTGCCAGCAGCAACACCGGTTCCTGTTCCAGAAACTTTGTTTTGTGCTGTTGCAATCAACACATAAGGGACTGAGTTGGTCGCAGCAGGAATATACTGACTTTCGTCAATTACTGTTACTTCTACGCCGGGTGAAATTAGTGCCATGGTAAATCCTTTTTCTAGCTACTGATATTTATCGATAGCCGAAAAAAGAACCCCGACACAGTGCCCTTACCGTAAGATTTTAGCTAAATACATCATGAAACGACCCATGTGCCCGGCCTGCAATCAAAGACCCAAGGCCATAAATTGCTACCGCGGTGAAAAAATTTACTATCGAAGTCGCTGCGAAGTATGCATCAAGAAGAACAAAAAGATCAAGCCGCCTGTGCCAAGGTGGCAAACAGCAGGC